GGATCGGATGTTGGAAAGTTTTCCAACTACGATTCCAAGGTCGCGCTTGAGGTCTCGACCGCCTACGGAAAGCGGACGCGTCACGTGGCGCGTCTTACTTTTTCGAAGGTGGTCACCGACCCTCTCGTTTCGACGACTAACGTCATCGCTAGCGGGACGGTTACCCTCTCGATCGATGTTCCTCCCTCGGGATTCTCTGCTGCAGAGCAGAAGGATCTCGCGAAGGCGATCATCAATCATCTCACTGCGAGCTCGGACGCTCAGCTCATCAAGCTGATCGCCGGCGAAAACTGATGGATGGCACTATCCTCACCCTGACACTCCTACTCATCGTAGGGATGCTTGGGACTACGGTCGGTGCCATGCTCGGCTATTCGCTTGCTCGTATGAGAAAGACTGTCTGAATCATCTACAGAGACTGCAACTGGAACCGCTAACTCTTGAAAGGAGCGCAGTTGAAAAGCCAGTTCGATCTCCATGCAGCCGTTCTGGAAGACCAGATGCGTCTGCTCGGCATTGATGCCTCTAGTGACCTCGCAACATTGAGGTCACAAGTCGAACACAAGGGTGAGGCATTCCTCACCCTTATCCTTCCGACTCTCGGCCAGTACCTTGAACAAGGACTGGAAGAGGGTCAGCTCCCCTCGAAAGGACATCTTTCTTTTGGAAAGAGATCCAGAAGTGACATGCGCCCTGCATTCTTGCATGGCGCATGGAGTGAAGTGTTCGACCCAGAAGGCATCTTGCTTTCTCACCCCAGTCCCGAGGCTGTACGCGCTATCCGACAGATTGCATATCTGCACGGAAAGCTTAAAGAGCTTCCCTCGCCTGAAAAGGTCGACGGAGCTCTTCGTGCTTATCTCGAGACTGATCAAGCCATATCCGATGTGCATACTTCTGAAGAACTCGTTTCTGAGTTTCGGAAGATGTCACTTCGTCTATGGGGGTCCAGCTTCGACTGGATGGAAAATTACGTTCGTAAGAACGAGTTTCTGTCCACATCTCGGCATGGACCCGGTGCGGTCGCTCAAAAACTTACCAGCAATGGTAAGTGGGCGTCAAAGGAGTGGTCCGAGCGTTTAGACGCTTGGTTCTCCGCTACTTTGCACTTAGCTCATTCTCTCTCTGATGAGGGAGATGGCTTCGTTCTGCACCCGCCTGGAGCGGAACCACCTGCTAGGGTGATTGCCGTTCCTAAGACGGCGAAGGGGCCTCGTATTATCACGGCTGAACCGGTGTATAACCAGTTCATCCAACAAGGTCTTGCGACCTTGTTTGAATCATGGATGTTTAAAGATCCATGTGTGAGTTACGAGTTCCAAGAGCCCAATCAGGAGTTAGCCCTCGCGGGCTCGCTCCCGAATGGGAAATACGCGACAATCGACCTCTCTGAGGCCTCTGATCGTGTATCCCTTCGCATCGTGAAAGACCTCTTCAAGTATTGGCCGGGATTGCTCTCGGCGATACTTGCTTGTAGGTCTCAGCGATCGGTCTTGCCGGATGGGACTACAGTCCTTCTCCGCAAGTTCGCTTCGATGGGCAGCGCTTTGACGTTTCCAATCGAGACTATCGTATTCGCTACGATAGCCGCGATGGCGTTTGAGCGGGTGAGAGGCAAGAAGGTCCGATCCTCCATGGATCTAGACCTTCGTGTCTATGGGGACGATATCATCGT